TAATACAGAGACGAATCCTAGATTCGTCTCGATCCCCTTTAAAGTTTCTGTCAGTATCTCTACCTTTTCGATCTCGTTCTTTTTTCGATAGTTTAATAGCCAAGGATGAAATTCTGAATCTTCATCGGGTTCTTTGATCTCATCTTCAGCCATAACTTCCTATTATTTCATCAACATCAAGGCTGCAACGCCGCCAGCAATACCTATTAACACCACTAATATCACAACTGCCATCACAACTTGCTTCGTGTTTTCTGCTTCTATCTCTCGGTTGCGTGCTTCTAGAGCAGCACGTGCTTTTGCCTTCTTATATGCTTCTCTCTGAGCAGGATTCATCTTAGCAATCCTATCACGTTCTTGCTCAGCAGCTATCTCTTGCATCGCCTGCTTACGAAGCAACGCATTATTCTTTGCTATATCATTATTGATCTGTACTAGTTCGTTCCGAGCTTTTGTGGCAATGTTTTTAGCTTTGACTTTTTTCATGTCATCAGCTATGCCGAATACGCTATCGGTAACTGCTTCGCCCCAGGCCTTGCCTAGGTTAGCTGCTTCTTTTGGGTCTGTAGGTATCATAATTTTCCTCTTTATTCTATTAATATTTTAAATATAACATAATAAAATAAAGATTCAATTCATTTCTTCTTGTATTTATTGATTTCTGATACTTGTCTTGTTAATAAAATAAGCTGACCTTTATTATTGTAAACAGTGAAATATATCTTACCATCTTTATTGTGGTTTTCAAATATTTTATACACTGAAGCTCTTACCGCATCCACAAGATGACACTTCATTTGGATTCTTAAATACTAATGTAGATGATCCTAATTTCTGTTCATAATCAAGCACAGTACCTATCACATACATTAAACTCATCCCGTCAACCACTAACTTCTTGTCATCGTTAAGATTAATCACTCCATCAAAAGGTTTGATATCTTCATCCAAGAAGTTATACTCGTAGCTAAATCCTGCACAGCCTCCGCCTTTGACTTGTATCTTGATCCCATCCTTGTTTGCTGATAAACAAGAATCTAATAGATACTTCTTGGCGTTTGCTGTCAATGTCACAGGTTCATTGGTCATAACTCGTCCATTCTTCTGCAAGGATCGCTGCCTTCTGAAACAGATCAGGATTGTTCTTGCCCCAGACTCTCATTATGACAGCTGCCTTTGCGTTTGCTTCGTTCTCGTGTTCGCTCCCATCCTCGCCGCTGTCATGTTTGAGGACATTGTCCATGTCTTGCTTGTAATGAACGAGCTCATGTGCTAGAGTCCTCATGACATCCATCACATGGCGATTTCCGACACTGATCTCGATCTTGCCCTGTCCGACCAGATACCCGCCGAAGCTCTTGCGGTCGCTTGCAACCTTAGGATCTTTGATCAATTTGACTTTAGGATGCTTCTTGATACCTAATCGGTCGCTAGCGAAATCGACAAAGCTCTTTATGATCTTTGCGGTATCGTCTGATTCTTCTTCTTTTATGAAATCTTTAAAACTAATCATGCGTTTGCTTTCAAAAATATATTTTATTCTCTTGACATTCATACCGATATACATTATATATATTTATGTAGCTGCCTTAACGGAGCTATATTTCCACAATCAACCTTGCTTTAACAGGAGGTCTATATGACTACTTTTGACTTTAATAAGTTTTTTGACGTTGCTTTTCCTGCAGACAAATTCGGAAGGCATTTCGTAGGTTATGATGGTGTTATCAAGAAGTTTCAAGAAGCTTCTGAGACGATGGCCAAAGTTATCCCCAATTATCCGCCATACAACATCGTCAAGGTAGACGAAAACAAGTATGTTATCGAGATGGCAGTTGCTGGTTTCGGTAAGCATAATCTTGATGTCACTATCCAAGATGGCACTCTTACGATTGCTGGACATACTGATGTCGGCGATCTAGAACAAGAAGGCCTTAATAATCAGTATATCTACAAGGGTATTGCTGATCGTCCGTTCACTCGTACATTCTCTATTGCAGATTCAGTAGAGATCAAAAATGCAGATCTTATCAATGGTATGTTGAAGATTTGGCTCGAGGCAATCATTCCTGATTCTAAGAAGCCTAAGAAGGTTGATATCAACGAACCTTCTTCTCCAACTGTGAAAACAGAAAAGAGCTTTTTAGCAGAAGGGAGCAAATGATATGTCAGATATAATAGAAAACTTTGTAAAATGGTATTCGAAGAAGATCAAGGAATCTAACACTCGTAAAGAGCTAGCATTTCTTTCAGATAAAGAGCTATCTGATATCGGCATTTCTCGCTGTGATATCGACCGTGTTGCTAAAGGAGGCACACGAAGATGGTGAGTCCTGGTTGGCCAGATATCAGAGAGAAGTGACATTTATTATTAATGAAGGTTCCAGATAATACGCAAGGGGGATTGATTTCCCCCTTGACATTTTTGTATTATGATGTTAGGATTTGAGTATGAAATTTTATACAAACGTTTTTCTTTATCGGAATGAAGTATACCTTCGCGGCTATGAGAATGGCAAGCGAGTGAAGGAGATCATCCCGTATCGTCCATATCTATTCATACCTTCTAAGACAGAAGATAATGTATATAAGAATCTACAAGGAAAGAGCGTAGATAAGATCGAGTTTGAATCTGTATATCAAGCGAGAGATTTCATCAAGAGATATGAGAACGTAGAAGGATTCGAAGTTTACGGATTGACTAGTTTCTTATATACCTACATCAACGATGCTTATCCTGGTGAGGTCGCATATGATCCTAAGACCATTTCTATCGTCAATATCGATATCGAAGTCGCTGCTGACGAGGGTTTCCCGAACATCGAGACAGCAGACAAAGAGATCACTGCCATCACCATGAAGAAGGGTGATGTATACGCAGTCCTGGGTTGCGGCGTGTTTGATGTGTCTAAGCTGCCTGATGATGTCCGATCTAAAGTGAAATATCTGAAGTGTAAAGATGAATCAGAGCTTCTGTTGAAGTTCTTAGATCTCTGGCGTTCTGATTGGTTATCTCCAGATGTCGTCACAGGATGGAACATCGAGTTCTTCGATATCCCATACATCGTAAATCGTATCACTCGCATCCTTGGCGCAGAGATGGCAAAGAAGCTCTCGCCATGGGGGATGCTAGAAAAGAGACAGATCACTATCGGCGGACGTAGCAAAGACGTCTATGTACCTCAAGGAATCTCGACCTTAGATTACATGGGATTGTATAGGAAGTTCTCTTTCACTATGCAAGAATCATATCGCCTAGATCATATCGCTCATGTAGAGCTAGGTGAGCGCAAGATGGATTATTCTGAGTTCGATTCTCTCTTTGACTTATATAAGAAGGACTATCAGAAGTTCATCGAGTACAACATCCGAGACGTCGATCTCGTTGACAAGTTAGAAGATAAGCTCAAGTTCATCGAGCAAGTGTTTGCTATCGCATATGATGGCAAAGTCAACTATCAAGATGCTTTCACTTCTGTCCGAATGTGGGATGTTATCATACATAACTATCTGCTAGATCAGAGGATCGTCATTCCTCAGAGCAAGCACACTGAAAAGAAAGGTCACATCATCGGCGGGTTCGTCAAGGATCCTATCGAAGGTATGCACAACTGGGTCATATCTTTTGACTTGAACTCGCTATATCCACACTTGATCATGCAGTATAATATCTCCCCTGAGACATATTTTGGTACATTGAATCTCGAGGGTGAGGATGCTGTAGATAAGATCTTAGACGGATATCTCGATAAATTCAGGGATGATATCACGTCTAACAATGTCGCTTGTACAGGTTCTGGCATCCTCTTCAAGAAAGATAAGCAAGGATTCCTCCCACGCCTCATGCAGAAGATGTATGATGATCGTGTCATCTATAAGAACCGGATGATCGAAGCGAAGAAAGCGAACGAGTTAGATCCTTCATATGAGCATGAGAAGGTCATCGCTCAAAATCATAACCTTCAGCTCGCAAAGAAGATCCAGCTCAACTCAGCATACGGCGCATTGTCTAACGAATATTTCCGCTGGTTCGATGATAAGTTAGCAGAAGCGATCACGCTCTCAGGACAGCTCTCGATCAAGTGGATCGAGCGTGAGATGAACAAGTATCTGAATAAACTATTTAAGACGAAGAGGATAGATTATGTCTTGGCATGCGATACGGATTCTATGTACATTACGCTTGAGCGTCTGGTCAGTCAATGCGGCCTTGAGGGCAAACCTACTGAGGAAATCGTCAAATTCCTTGACCGAGTGTGTGAGGATCGACTTGAACCTTTTATTGAGCACTGTTACGGACAGCTTGGCGAATATGTTAATGCCTATGAACAAAAGATGAAGATGAAGCGCGAAGCGATTGCTGACAAAGGTATCTGGACAGCAAAGAAGCGCTACATCATGAATGTCTATAATAACGAAGGTGTGCAGTATGCTGAACCTAAGTTGAAGATCACGGGCATCGAAGCAGTTCGTTCTTCTACGCCACAGGCCTGCAGGGAGAACATCAAGAAGTGCATCAAGCTCATCATGACTTCAGATGAAGATGCGGTCATCGAATTCATCCAGAAGTTCAAGAAAGAATTCTTCACGCTTCCTTTCGAAGAAGTAGCATTCCCTAGAGGTTGTAAGCATATCTCAGATTACTCTAGCCGTACTACGATCTATAAGAAAGCGACTCCTATCCATGTAAGAGGTGCATTGCTGTACAATAATCTGCTAAAAGAAAAAAAGCTAGATAAGAGGTTCCCTTTAGTACAGCAGACAGATAAGATCAAGTTCTGTTACCTCAAGATGCCTAATCCCCTTCGTGAGAACGTCATATCATGTCCGGGTAACCTACCCAGGCAGTTAGGTTTAAATCAGTATATCGACTATGAGACACAGTATGATAAATCATTCGTCGAACCATTGCGTACTATTCTCGATGCCATTGGTTGGAAAGCAGAGAAACAATCCAGTTTAGACAGTTTTTGGAGTTAACAGATGAAAAAAGAGATATTTGATTTTGATTTTGGCATGGATTTTGCAGACGATCTACAAGATGTAGTCGCAGATCAGTCGATCAAGGCGAACGTAGCAGAAGCGAAGGCACAGAAACTATTCGATATGATCATGCCTTTGCTCAACAACCTGAAGAAGAATCCTGATAAGCCGAACATCGTATGGCCAGATCGCCAGAAAAAGATCGATGAATTCATCTCAAAATTAGAAGCAGTATTGAACAGTTGATCACAATTAGTTGTTGACAATACTATTCATCTGACATACAATAACAACAATATCATTTCATACAAGGAAAATACATGTCTCTCATTCAACGTCTCATGAAGAATTCTACAATCGATTCTACTGATATCCTCGCTGATAGCAAAGTCTATAAGAAGAAGGATATGATCACTACTAGCGTTCCGATGGTGAACGTGGCACTTTCCGGTAGCGTAGATGGAGGACTGACTCCTGGCCTTACTATCATGGCAGGTCCGTCCAAGCACTTTAAGTCTGCCTTTTCTCTCCTTATGGCAGCAGCGTATCTAAAGAAGTATCCGGAAAGTGTTCTTTTATTCTATGACTCAGAGTTTGGTACTCCTCAGGGTTATTTCGATTCTTTCGGTATCGATATGAAGCGTGTGCTACATACACCGATTACCAATGTCGAAGAGCTCAAGTTCGATATCATGAAGCAGCTTGGTGATATCGGACGTGATGATAAAGTCGTTATCATCCTAGACTCTATGGGTAACCTTGCATCCAAGAAAGAAGTCGAAGATGCAGAAGCAGGCAAGTCAGTCGCAGACATGTCTCGTGCTAAAGCATTCAAGTCGCTGTTCCGCATGGTGACACCTCACTTGACCCTCAAAGACATCCCTCTGATTGTCGTCAATCATACATATAAGGAAATCGGATTGTATCCTAAGGATATCGTCGGTGGCGGCACTGGTGTTTATTATTCAGCGGATACGATCTGGATCCTCGGACGGCAACAGGATAAGGACGCAGATGGAATTACCGGATACAGATTTATCATCAATGTGGAGAAGTCCAGGTATGTTAAAGAAAAGTCTAAGATACCTATCACAGTTAGCTACGAGGGC